TTAATGGATTCCATAGAATATGAAATCGTATTCATATTCATACTAATAGAAGTAAGGTCATTTGCACCTTTTTCTAACGACTCAGTCCATGATTCCATATGACTGTTTACAACAAGTCCAGCATAAACAAACACCACCGCAACAGCAAGTTGAGATATAGTTGTTATCCACTGGCACGTGGTAGAAGTACATACCATAGTACACCTTTCATGTTAAACAATAACACTATTTATAATCTTACTTTCTTCTATTAAACAACAGATCTATTACTACAAATAATATCATTAGCATCGTAAAAAGAAAACTAATAACAATAATAGGAAAAGCTGCAAACGAAAATAAAATAATTATGAAGATAGCAAGAACTAAATCAGAGAATGATACCTCTTTAGATTTAAATAGTTTAGTGTTATCGTAAAATCGTTGATATTTCATTCTATTGTATAGTTTGGAATATGATATGCCCATCCAGTGAGAATATACTTATTAACAGTTTCCACTGGAGTCCCTCTATGAGTATGAGTAAATGCTGAAGGGAATATAATTAAAGTTGCCATTTTAGGATTAACTTTAACCTGTTGATGTATAAATTCTGTTTCTCCTTCACCATCCGGAACATCATTCAAATATAAAATCCAACTCAAAGCTCTATGTGTTGTTTCTAAACTTGTAGTTTCACAATGCCAAGCATAATAACCATCTTTAGTATCAAAACTTGATTTTTGCCCAAATAGGTTAAATGCACGTGGTGGTGCAAATGGAAGAACATCTGAAACCTTATGGTCCTCTAAATACTTGTAAAATTCCCCATTCAACATTTGTAAAATTCTAGTTGAAATTTCTGTGCCGTTAATAGGGAAGAAATCGTTGTTTATTGTTTTTCTGATTTCTATTTGATTATCTTTTACAGTATCACTATCTCTATTTAATGCAATATTATTCTCAATAGAAAAATCAATTATATCAATTAAATCGGAACACATTCCTTGAGGGATAAAATTAGTTATGACTTTAATAAACTTCAAGTCTCTTCTCCTGTGATGAAATTAAAATTAATTAATGTTCTAATATTACTATCAGTTTGACTCACACTAGAATGAAGTGTTGTATTAGGAAACACGACTAATCTATTTTTTTTAGACTGAACAAAAGAACCATCTTCAAACATTGTGCCACCGTCATTATCATCTAAATACAAAATAGCAGTTGAGTGTGGCAACTTGTCGTTTAACCATCCAATACAGTCATTATGAAATCCATATACATATGATTTTTCTTCACAAAACATTAAATTTAATTTGAACCTCATCCAAACTATAACATTCAATTTATTATGAACTGATCTTTGAATGTCTTTAACTAATCCTTCATATAATTCCTGATAACCATCATACATATCATATAGATTATTAGTCATATAAACATTGTTATTATCTGGTATAACAGATATATTATTTTTCTTTGCTATATTGAGGGTTTGATTTCTAGATACTTCATCGTCTTCAGTGTATGCAACACCTTTGCCTAAATACCACCTCATTTTATCTTCACGGAATAACGCAATACATTCATTTAATAATTCCTCGGGTAACACATCATCATATATTTTCATTTCACCTTGTACCTATACTGTATTTGGGGATTAGTTCCCAATCTCGTTTTTCTTTAAAAGAAATCACTTTAAACTGCCCAACGTGCCCCATTGGTTCTAATTGTTCTTCATTAACAACTGTTAGTAATTTCCATTCTACCAATAGACTGGTAATGGCATTCCTTCTTTCAATATCAACAACTTCTATGTTAGTATTCTTGCCATCTAGAGCAAATAACTCTTTAAAATGTACTATGTAATACTTACCACGTTTGTGTAAAATATGTGTCGATTGATAAAGGGTTTTGTCTCTGTTTGATGCAACACCGATCCGTGTTAATGTTTCTTTAATCTTTAAAAAATCATCATCCTTTTCGAACCGTATTTCAAGCATTTCATCCTGATACCACTCAAAATACTTCTCTCGTGTTGAAGTGTTTCTCGAATTAATTTCATTTATTTTGTCGAGTCCGTTTTGAAATTTCATTATTACCACCTTTATCCATTTTGGCTTTTATAAAGTCAAAATGGTCATCGGACAGTAATGGTAAAACCTCAACTGCCCGCTGTTCATTATAATTATAATATTCTTTAATAATATCAAGTTTAGAAGAAGTTTTGTTTGCTTTCGCCCACTTATTATATCTCTTCTTTTTTCTAATACTATTTATAAAATAATCATACTGAAGCATACCGTCAAGGTCATAGTGTTCATTCATATCATTAGCATACATTACCGTGTCTGGACTCATACTCAAAGAACGGTTAATTAAAAACCTATTCTTTGAGTATTCACGTTCGTCCATATCACCAGTGCGAATTAAGTTTTTATGCCCAAAGTTTAAATCAGGCAGTATGTCTTTAAATAGGTTTGCCATAAAACGTTTCCATCATTTTTTTAACTGCTACTTCTGGTGCAGATCCGTGTGGGTGTTGAATACATTTGCCATCTTTAAAGAAGAAAATTACTGGGTGTGAATGTTGCGGGAATGTCATTTCCTCTTTTATAACAACACTTTTGACGTAATTATATTCCTTTAAAATAGGAGTGAGTATTTCAGGAACAAAATATTCACAAACTGGGCAACCCAATTTAGTATGAACTACAACCAAATTTTGATGCTCAGTGATTAACTTTCTTGCATCATCTTCTGAAACCATTTCAATAAACCTACTGCTCATATTAAACGTCCTTTACAAATGTGCCTTCTGGTGTTAAATAACCAGTTCGGTCTTTAATTTCATCATATGCTGCTTCAACACATTTTTGTAAATCTAACCCATGAGTCAAACATACACCCATCAAAGTAACATAGATATCCCCAATAGCATCAATAGTTTCTGCAACATCATTTTTATTTAATGCGTCTAATAACTCAGTCGTTTCTTCTAACGTCTTAATTGCTTGTGCCATTGGTTTACCATTTTCAGTAATACCTCTATCCCAAAACCACTTCTCTATTTTTTTATTTACTACTTCCATTCAGCCTCCACCATTACTTCTGTTAAAAATGCTACCAAGTTAATTTCTCTATCTTGTACAAATGCTTGTTTATATTGATATTCACCAATCAATAACACTATCTGTGGTATTGACGATGGTGCAAGATAATCATGCATATTATCATATATTGTTCTAAAAATACGGACTGGGTCAGCGTCAATATTCTCAACGACCCACTGCCTCATTTTACCAAAGTCCCTATTCTTCAAGTATTTCATTAAAGATACTACGTCAGTTTGACCAACATTAGCAAGAATACCTTTATCTATAACACCACCAGCAGAATAACGTTGTAGTTCATTTAAAGTTCTACGAATATCAGGGTAGTGCTTTTTGATTACTTCAGCAACTACTGCTGGAGATTCAACATTAACACTTTCATCTTTAAGGATACCAAGAATACGTTTCATCAACCCAGACATCATTTCTGGAGTATCTTTTTTGCCAGTTCTAAAATCAATCAATGTAGTTCTAGAATGGATCGGTTCAATAATCTTATCCTTGAAATTACAAGTTAAAATAAACCTTACATTCTTACTAAAATGCTCAATAAAACCACGCAGTGCTGGTTGGAACGATTGAGGGTTGAGGTAATCTGCTTCATCTAAAATGATACATTTCTTACCACCGTCAAAAGAAACCGTGCTAGCAAAGGATGCTATTTCATTTCTCAAAGTATCAATATTTCTATCTAAAGAACCATTGACAACTAGAGAAGTATAATTCAATTCATTACAAAGTGCTTTGGCAATAGTAGTTTTACCTGTGCCAGCAGTACCTGTTAATAACAAATTGGGCATATCCCCATTCTTAACGAATTCTGCGAAAGTTGATTTTATTGCTTCAGGAAGAATACAATCATCAATTTTCTGGGGTCTATATTTCTCAACCCATAAGAATTCGTCTTGTCTATCCATATGTAGAATCAGACTCTAGTGCTACCCAATAAATTAAATCACCACAGGTAAATTTACTAATGTTCTTTGAACTAATTTCTACATCATAATCATTAGGTAACATTTTCATACGTTCGGTCAAAAAGAAGAAATTGAAATTATCATCACCATCATAATCACCAACTTCAATTGAATATGTATTTGAAGTATCGTTTCTTTTATCACACACCTCTGCTACGATCTTATTATCAACGTTTTTAATACATAAATCATTTAACCCTAATGTACCAGTTGCACGTAATAATTTGTTAAATACGTTTGCTGTTAGTTTAAAATTAACTTCACATTCAGGCATTGTAATTTCTTTCTCAGGATATACAATGATTGATTTATCAGCATACCAATAAGAAGTAGTAGAACCATCTTGCCCTGTCATAGTGACCGAAGTATCACCGAATTCTAATTCTGCTTTATCAAATAATGACAATGCAGATAAGAATTCATTTAAGTCGTAAATACCAAACTCTTGAGGGAAACTTTCTTCCACCGTGGCACTTGCCAGAACGT